CGATTCGCCGAGTGGGTTGCCTTGTGTTGCCATTGCTCCGGACGGAGTACCTGCTCCGCCTTGTTGATAAGCTAGCATGGGGTTAAGGCCGGCAGCTTTTAAGTCTGCCACGGCCGTTTGATATTGCGTAGCCCTCATGCGTTCTTGAAAGTCCATTTGTTTTGCAGCTTGCTCCGCACTTGCTGCGTTTTGTTGATTACCTCCGATTAGGGATGTGGCAGCGCCTATCCCAGCTCCAATTATTGATTCAATTGGATTGATTACGGAGGATATGCCTTTTACGGCATTGCTGATAGCGCTAAGCATTAGAAGTGGTCGATTAAGCCTGGTACTGAGTACATAGGCATTGGTCGTGCTTTCTTTACATCAAAGAAAGAGTCAAAGATAATTTGTTGGCCGTTGGCTGCTGCACCTACGGCTACCACCCGTGAGACTGGTGGAGTATCTTGTATGAATGTTGTGTTTAATGTTGGGAGTGCAGTAAAGCGCTGGG